GAAACAAAGACATCAGGCCATTCTTTTAAGTCATTGCGACAGACCTTACTGTAAACATCGAAGGCTTCTTGATGGCTAACCCTGTTAGTTATGATTGCCACTGCATAAGCAGCGCGAAACCCTGTTTGTTTCCACAAGCTATGGCCTGTTGTCGGTGGTTTGATTTCGTACTCTACTTCAGATAACAAGCGACCAATCTGATTGTTTAATACTTTCTCAACATCTTCTGATGTTGGCCTACTTATTGAAGAGCCAGCACGAAGTAAGAACTGTATAGGATGAACAATAGATTTATGTGATCCAGTTATATCTGCATTGGTTCTTACTTTTCCTTGATCTAATTTCTTATAGATGTCTGGATTTTTATTGACGCAAATCGAGTAAGCAGTATCAACACCAGTTTCTACTTGCGCTGTTAAACGATGCTGACCATTCAAAAGAATGAATGCAAAGTCTCCATCTAACTTAGAAAAGACAAGTGGTTCTGGATTCAATGACCATCTGTTTAGATTCATAGCTCTGATGTAAGTTCTTACAGCATTCTTATTTAAGTCTCTGTTACCTTTGTAGTTAAGCTTTAATAACCGCTCAGCTTCTGCTGCAGTTATTTTATAGTTAAAGGTCAACTGCTGTTGATCTAGAGGATCATCAGATCCCATCATTTTTCCGTACTTTTGATGTAGTTTTTCAAGAAACATTTTGGTTCTCCTTATAGTGTTTCCCATTGGTTGGACTTCATTGCACTAGCAATCTGTAGTTCACGATTGTACTTAGCGATCTCAGGCTTACGCAGATCTTGTGTGTGCGTAGCCCAGTAAGTAAGGCAGTTGTATAGTGCCCACTTGTTGGAGCCGAGGCTGCTGCGCTCGTTACTCCAAATACTTAGCAAGTTTTCTAGTTGCTTTTCGTTGGTCTTGGTGACTGACTGCTGACGTGTGAATGCTTTGCAGACAGTCTTCTTAAAGAAGTTCTCGATCTGTGGTTGCTCTAGCTTGGTTTGCATCCAGCTTTGCCAGACATCCTTGCGAGATTGAAAGTGCTCAAGGCCGTTGATTACCTTGGCTGCTGCGCCCTCAACGTTGATCGATGCGGTGTGCTTGTATCTACTGCGCGCCACTGTGTCGGGTGTAGTGCAACCATTAAGGCACCATAGCCGTAAGCCATTGGCTTGCTGAGAGAAGGACCAAGATGCATCGTAGCTATTGAAGAAGCTGACTCTGAACTTAACATAGTCACCGACTGCTGGTTCAACAGTAAGATTATTAAATAATATCTCACCTCTTAGCTTGCGACCGTCTTCAAGCACATCAACACTGACTTCATAATCGTTTGATAGATCTGCTGACTTGATTCCGTCAAGAACTGAGTTGACTACATCATCGTGTGATACGATCTTGTAACGTGATCCGTGTACACCCAACACCTGATCGGTGTCGGTACGCACAACAGCTTGATGGCCAGCAATGATATTGCCAAGCTGGTCGTGGATTGGTTGTTGTTCAACAGGAAAGTTGAAGTCGTTCATTGAGAAATGTTTCATGCTATACCTCCTCTAGTTTTGCATGTATTTCTGCAAAGCAATTTGCAATTTGTGTCATTGCATGTGGTCGCTTGCAAATTTCAATTAGATCTGGGTTCTCTTTAAAAAACTCATGAATTGCTTCGATGTCACCTTTGACAAACATTACAGACAAAGGTAGCTCTGCATAGTCGATGTAGTTGAGTCTCATGTTAGTTCTCCGTTGGTTATGTCCTGCATTATTGCAGTGACAATAGTTACTGTCATTAGTTACCTTACGTCACTTTGGTTTTCGTTTTGGTTTCACTGCTGGCACTTCGTGCTTGTGAATGACGCATTGTATTTCGCCATGAATTAAATCCGAGTTAAGCTCGACGTAACGGTCGCATTCTTCTGGCGAAGAGAATGCAACGAACGCAATCCAAACTGTCTTGAGCATGCTGTCTCCTAAGTTAGCAATGATAAGCATAGAAACAGTGCCGCGAAGAGCGACACTGCTGTGACGAGATCAAGTAGGGATGGCACTAGGCCACCCGCTTTCTAAGATCGTTGAAGTTGCGCGCCTTGGGCGCTGCGGTTGGGCGTGAATTGGGAAGCCATGTTTCACCGCATGTGATGTGCTTGTAGACCTCAAGGTCAGCGTCATGACGTGTCTGTAACTCGTCAAGCTCTGGGCAGAGACGGTCGATCCAACGTTGGCTGCGCTCGATGTCGCTGATGTTCTTAGCTTCGACTGCTGTGTCGTAGTCAGCAAGTGCATCAGCAATTTGCTTGCGCTTGAAGTTCAAGCTGTTGTGTGAGGTGTAGCAAGCATCGCGTGATAGTCCGACAAGAAACTTGTCGTTGACAGCGGTGCCACCTGTTTTAGCATCAGGGTTAGAGATGTCGTGGTTATGATAGTTAATAACCTCTAGTTTCAGTTTTGCGAGTTGTGATAATGTCTTAGTCATTTGCTAGTTCTCCTGTGTATGTCGCGAGGACCACCCTCGCGATGACAGACAAATGGCACAGACTGAAACGCCCACGGCGCTTGCAGTTCGCAAGGAGCAAAGCGAAGCGTACCTTGCGAACTGTTGAAGGCTGATGACATGAAGGATGGCAAGCGAGGTGGCCGCAGAGACACAAGGAGAACGGCGCTATGACGCATTATCTTACGAGCAAAACTGATGCTAGCCATGTAGTATGTGATAGTATGTCAACTGGTGAAATGCAGTGTGACGTAGGGTAATTAGTATAGTTACGTAACGTCACTATTGACAAGCCCTACAGGAATAGTGTCGTAATGGGGGGAGAGAGGGAGAGGGGGGCTAGTGAATGAGACATAAGCCCTAATGTTTAAACAATCCTTCTTAATGATAGCTTACTGCATCTAGCAAACACAGAGGACAGCAGTTAGCTATAGGTTAGTCACTGCATAGAAGAAGGATTGATATGGTTCCTGCTAGGAAATTGACAGATAAGCAAGAAGCTCTGGTGGATACACTCGTAGCTGAAGGGTGTAGTATAGCTAAGGCTGCTGAGTTAGCTGGGTATGCTGCTGGCGAGTCTGGAAGAGTAAGTGCACACAGAGCGCTCAAAGCTCCGCACGTGCAGCAATACATGCAGATAAGAATGAATGAAGTGTTTGGTCTTAGTGCTACTAGCGCTCTAGCTACAGTACGCCGGTTATCCAGTGGTGCTAAGTCTGAGTATGTTCAGCTTGAAGCTAGTAAGGATTTATTAGACAGGGCTGGCTACAAGCCTATAGATAGAAGCCAAGTACAGGTGGCTGGTGACATCAAGGTGAGCATAGATCTAGGGTAATTCTTTGCTGGCTATGGTGTGGCAGTGGGGGTAGGGGGAAAAACTAGCTAGTCAGTTACTGTAATAGTCCCTCACTCACATTTTTCTTAAAAAAGGTTCTCAAGAAATATTTTATCTGCTAGAGGTGAGAAATGAGATATTCAAAGAAGCCAGAGAAGACCCCGACTAAGAAGTCTAATGTTAGGGCTAAGAGTTTATTGAAGAGCAGGGGCTATGCGAAAAGAGCACAAAAGTCCTAGTGGTGGTTTAACTGCTGCTGGTCGTAAATATTTTAAGCGTACTGAGGGTGCTAATTTAAAGGCACCTGTTCCGAAGGGTACTAATCCTCGTCGTGTTTCATTTGCTGCTCGGTTTGCTGGTATGAAGGGTCCGATGAAGGATGAGAAGGGTCGCCCTACTCGGAAGGCTTTGGCGTTAAAGAAGTGGGGCTTTGGTTCTGTTGAGGCTGCGCGCAACTTTGCTAGGAGGCATAAGAAGAGCTGATGTGTTTAGGTGGTAGGGGGCCGAGTGCCGAGAGTATGTATCAGGAGCGGAAGCCTGAGTTTGGTGAGTTACCTTCTTTGCGTGTTGGGAAGTTTTCTCAGCAGGGCAAGCCGCGTAAGTTACAGGATGTAAAGCGGAAGGGTTATCAGGCTCGTTCTTTGCTGATGCCTACTGGAACTGGTGGTTACTAATGCCCAAGGGTGGATCTCCAAGAGATAAAATAAATGCTCGTTATTCGTTGCTCTCTAAGCAGTTAGAAAGCATGCCCGAAGATTACTCTATGGTGACTAAGTTGCGCCGCAAGGTTAAGGAGTTTCTTGGCACTTCTGATGGGCAGATGGTTACTAGCATGAAGCGTGAGAACCTTTTGAAGAAGGTTAAGAAGTTAGAGAGCGCTGCTAGTGAGAAGTTCCGCAGTCAAATGAACATAAGCGAGGAACAAGATGGCGGTTAATGCTGCTGGTAATTACACCAAGCCTAAGATGCGGAAGTCTTTGTTTCAGAGAATAAAGGCTGCTAATGTTCAAGGCACTGCTGCTGGCAAGTGGTCGGCGCGTAAGGCGCAGTTACTTGCTAAAAGATACAAGGCTGCTGGTGGAGGATACCGATGAGTGAGTTAAAGAAACTAAGACATGCTTTTAGTAAAATCCTTGCTAAAGAAGGAAAGCTTCTAAAAATTATGGGGGCTGAAGGTGGTGATACCCTTAAGAATGAAACAAAGCTTGAAGAGCTTAGGGGTAGAAAGAAAGAAACATTAGCCAGTTTAGCTGAAGCTGAAATGGAAGCAGCCGACAAGAAAGTTAAGCCTCGTCGAAGTGGCGGTGCTGGCGGCAGAATGATGATGCCCCAAGAGTATTCTAAGCGTACTTTGTATAAGCCTAAGACAAACTAATGAAGGCTCCTCAGAAGTCATTACTTAACTGGGGCAAGCAGAAGTGGCGCACCAAGTCTGGCAAGAAGTCTAGTGAGACTGGTGAGCGTTATCTTCCTAGTAAGGCTATCGCTGCTCTTAGTAGTTCTGAATATGCAGCTACAACCGCAGCTAAACGAAAGGGTAAGGCAGCAGGTAAGCAGCATGTGGCTCAACCGAAAGCTATTGCCAAAAAAGTAAGGAAATACAGAACATGAATGAAGTAACTCAAGTGTGGCGCTTTAAGCAGATGGCAAGTGCTGTCTTAAAGTCTGACAGTCTTAAAGATCAATTAGAAATGATTGAGGCTATGTATAAAGAGGCTAAGCCCTGTATTGGACAGCCGCTTCAAGAACTTTTAGAGAAAGACTTGGGCTAACATGGCTTGGTACACAGCAAACGATAATAAGATTTACACAGGGCCGACTCATACATTGGGCGGCTCAATTTATTCTGGAGCTACCCACACTTCGGATTCACGGCGTCTTGTTGAGGGGCCAGACCCGAAGCCTGAGCCTAAGCCTAAGAAGAAGGCTGCTAAGAAGTGAGTTTTATTAGCACGATTAAATCGCAAGACTTAGATCTTCTTCGCGGCATTGTTCGCAAGGTTCACTTTGCTTACATAGAAGAAAAGCATGGCAAATCTTTTGTTACTAACGCTGAGTGCGATAAGCTTATTGAAAGCATTGCGCCAGAGGTTGTGGAAGACATGATTCGCTTTGGAGTCAACAAGGGGCTTAGATGACTGACTTCAAGTACAAACCAGATGGTGACGTACTCAAGGCTTTTATGAAAGACGATACATTCTTTCGTGGCGTAAGAGGTCCGGTTGGTTCTGGTAAATCTGTTGGCTGCTGTGTTGAAGTATTTCGTCGCGCGCTTTCCCAAAAGAAAACAGAGAGCGGTATACGCAAAAGCCGATGGGCTATTATTCGTAATACCAACCCACAGCTAAGAACTACTACGATTAAGACTTGGCTTGATTGGTTTCCTGAAAGCGACTGGGGTAGATTTACTTGGTCTGTTCCGTACACTCATCACATTAAAAAGGGAGACATAGACCTTGAGGTTATCTTCCTTGCTCTTGATAGGCCAGAAGATGTTAAGAAACTCTTATCTTTGGAACTTACCGGCATCTGGATTAACGAGGCGAGAGAGATTCCTAAAAGTATTATTGACGCCTGCACGATGCGTGTTGGGCGGTTTCCTTCTATGCGTGATGGTGGCCCTAGTTGGACTGGCGTTATTGCCGATACCAACGCCCCTGAGGAAGATCATTGGTGGCCCATTATGGCTGGAGAGGTTCCAATCCCAGATCATATTCCGCGTGAGCAAGCTAAGATGCTGGTTAAACCAGACAATTGGGCTTTCTATACGCAGCCCTCTGGGATGGTGGCGAAGAAGAATGAAGAAGGGGAAGTAGAGGGTTACGTTCCAAACGCTAAGGCTGAGAACACAAAACATATGTTGAAGTCTTATTACCCTAATTTAATTCAAGGTAAGACAAAAAGTTGGATAGATGTTTATGTAATGAACCAGCTTGGCACCATTCAAGATGGCAAGCCCATATACCCAATGTTCGCAGCAGACACGCATGTTGCAAAAGAAGAAATCGCTGTTGCCGCTTCGTTGCCCCTTTATGTAGGCTTAGACTTTGGCCTAACGCCCGCCGCCGTGCTAGGGCAAAAGGTAAGGGGAAGATGGCTAATTCAAGCTGAAGTCGTTGCGTTTGATATGGGCATTGTAAGATTTGCAGAGGTACTACGACAGGAAATAGCCACAAGGTTTTCAGAGTGCTCTGATGTATATATCTATGGCGATCCAGCGGGAGACTTTAGAGCGCAGACTGATGAATCGACTCCATTTCACATTCTGCGCGGTGCTGGCTTGAAGGCGTTTCCAGCGCCCTCCAACTCTGTTGACCTTCGTCTTGAATCAGTCTCCTCCCAGCTGAACAAGATGACTGAAGGTAAGCCAGCATTTTTAATTGATAGGCGCTGTCCGCAGCTTATTAAAGGCTTTGAGGGCGGCTATCAGTATAAGCGCATGGAAGTGTCTGGTGAAAGATATGCTGACAAACCAGATAAAAACATGTATTCGCATATTCATGACGCGCTTCAATACCTCTTGCTAGGTGCTGGCGAAGGACGAGCCTTGATGAATAATCAGAAACCGTCTAAGCCTGTAGTAGCTAAAAGAAACTTTGATGTGTTTAACAAAGGCCCACGCACACGCAGATCCGCTGGCGTTTGGTCTAGAATGTAGGAGATAGCTATGTGTCTTGGTGGTGGTGGTGGTGGTCCTTCTCAGGCTGAAAAAGAAACAGCCGTAGAGCAACGAGTTGAAGCAGATGTTGCAGAGCGCGAAGAAGTTGAAAAGCGCGCAAAAAAGAAACGCGAAGATATTAGTGCGGCATTAGAAGCTAGAACTGAAAGGCGCGGTATGCGCGGTGGTCGAGGTCGTAGATCTTTGCTTCGTTCTGGTGGCGCTGGATTTTTAGGACGGTTTAACTCATGAATACATTGGCAGAGCAAAAACTAAAGAAGTACCAGAAGGCAAAAGCCTTTCGGGAAAACTGGGTTCCTCTCTTTGAGGAGTGTTATGAATACGCTCTGCCTCAACGTGAGTCGTTTTATTATGAAGAGGCTGGGCAACGCAGAGATGAAAAGATCTTTGATGAAACAGCAGTAGTTGGCGTTCAAGAGTTTGCCAGCAGATTGCAGTCTGGCATTGTGCCTAACTTTGCTAGGTGGGCTGATCTTATGTCTGGTAGTGAAGTGCCAAAGGATCAGCGCGAAGCAATTGATAACGAGCTAGATGAAGTTACTGAATATGTATTCGAGGTGTTGCAGAACTCCAATTTCAGCCAAGAGGTTCATGAATCTTTTATGGACTTGGCTGTTGGTACTGGTGTCTTGTGCGTCGAAGAAGGGGATTCAATTAATCCAGTAAACTTTACCGCAATACCCCTTCCACATGTCGTACTTGATACTGGGCCAGATGATAAGATCGATCATGTCTTTAGGGAGCGCAAGAAGATTCCCTTTGATGATCTAAGCATTCTTTTTCCTGACACTGTTTTTGACCAAAAGGTTCAACAGAATATGGGAAAGGACAGAGAAACTACTGTCCTTGAACTTGTATGCCGCGACTACAGTAAGCGAAACGAAGAGGCTTACTATCACTACGCATTTTGCATGACAACTAAAACAACGCTACATCAAAAACAGATGAAGGGCGTAGGGTCTAATCCGTTTATTTGCTTTAGATGGTCTAAATGTTCTGGCGAAGTATATGGTCGTGGACCTATTCTTAATGCGTTGTCTGCCATTAAAACAACTAACCTAACCATTGAGCTTATTCTTGAGAATGCTCAGATGTCTATCTCTGGTATATATCAGATGGAAGATGATGGCGTAATTAATCCTGATACAATTAATTTGGTTCCGGGAACGATTATACCAAAGGCTATGGGTTCTGCTGGTCTTCAGCCTATACAGGCAGCGGGTCGCTTTGATGTAGCGCAGCTTGTTCTTAATGATATGCGCCTCAATATTCGCAAGGCTTTGTTTATGGATATGCTTGCTGATCCTAACAAAACTCCTGCGACTGCAACTGAGGTAGCCGAAAGAATGGCTGACCTATCCAGAAGAATGGGTTCTTCATTTGGCAGACTGCAAGCTGAACTCGTGCAGCCCGTACTTCAGCGTGTAATTTACATCTTGAAGAAGCAGGGCCGCATAGAAGTACCTACAGTAAATGGTAGGGAAGTTAAAGTGAGATCTGTATCACCACTTGCTCAAGCGCAAGCAAATGAGGACATCTCAAGCGTTGCGCGCTTCTTGGAGCTTGTTGGTGGAGCTTTTGGGCCTCAGATGATGCAGATGTTAATTGATTCAGAACAAACAGCTATATTCCTTTCCAAAAAGTTTGGTGTGCCAGAAAGCTTGATTCGTGACGAAGAACAGCGTAGACAAATAGCTGCGGTTGCGCAGCAAATGGCTCAACAGCAAATGGCTCAACAGCAACAAGGAATGCAAGTTGGCGACGAAGGCTAATATTGGCATAGACGGAATACAGCGTCACACAGATAAAGACGTTGAAATAAGTGAAAACATAGCTCAGATATTTAGCACACCTACTGGAAAGGCTGTGCTTAAATATCTCAGGTCTGTAACCATTGAGATGGTTAATGGGCCTAACGTATCCACAGAAGAGCTAAGACATATAGAGGGGCAGCGGTATATCGTTGGCCTTCTTGAGCAGCGCATATCACATGCACATAGGAGTAAAAACAAATGAATGATGAAGCAGCAATCGAAGCGGCTGAAGCAGATGGCCGTGATTTTGTAACTCAACAAGATGTAGAGCAGTCGGCTGCACCTGAGCGCCCAGAGTGGCTACCTGAGAAATATAAAACAGGTGAAGATTTAGCAAAGGCGTATAAAGAACTTGAGTCTAAGCTTGGCGGCAAGGATGAAGAAATACGAGAGTCTTTGCTTGAAGAAATAAAGGCAGAAGCCTTTGCTGATAGGCCAGAAACTGCTGGCGATTATCAGCTTCCAGATATTGTTGACGATGATCTTGCTGTTGATAATGAGCTTTTGCAGTGGTGGTCTGAACATTCTTTTGAAAACGGCTATGGTCAAGAGGAGTTTCAAAAGGGCATAGAGATGTATGCTCAGGCTATTAATGGTAATCAGCCAGATATAGAGGCTGAGTCAGCAAAGCTTGGTGATAATGCGACAACAAGAATTGAAGCTGCATCTGTTTTTGCTAATAAGTTTTTTCCAGAGGATGCGCTGCCAGCTATTGAGCGTATGTGCGAATCGCACGAAGGTATATTAGCTCTAGAAACCATTATGGATAAGATGAAAGATGGAAACTTCTCTGGCGATACTAGCCCATCTCCATCTTTAACTGAAGCAAGCTTGCAAGAAATGATGAAAGACCCAAGATATTGGGAGCCTAGAAGCCGAGATTCAAATTTTGTAAAGCAGGTAGATGATGGATTTAAACAGCTCTACAGAGGTTAAGATAATAAAAAGGGGGAGTTATTATTTGACTCCCCTTAAATCTTTTCACATTGATGAGCTTGAAAGAGTTCTGTCAAAAGAAAATCGAAGAGAAATAAAATTGCTTGGGTACTGTGACGTAAGAACAGCACTAGAGCAAATGAGCCAAACCTCAGAGGCTTATGTTTGTCGCAAAGAAGGCGAAGATTTATTATTTGTTGGAGGTCTTTGGTTTAATGAAGATCAAGATTGGCCTCAAATGTTTGCCATGTTTTCCAATAAAATAAGGGAAAACTTCACAATGCTAGCGCGCGGATCAAGAATGTTGGTAGAGTTCTTTGACCAAAGCCAATCGCATATGTCTATGACAATTCTTGCTGATTATGAGGGTATGGTAAGCTGGGCAACATGGCTAGGCTTTGATCCTGTTGGTATCTCTATGCAGGGTGGAAATAAGTATGTTGAATTTGTTCGTTGCAATTTAGATCAAAATTGTGTTTATGATGAACCACGACAGCCCGTAATACATTGAGAGGCCCGTAAGGATACCCTCGTTGACATAGAAAAGCGGATACCTGTGATCAACTGAAACTTCTAATAGGACTGTAAAAATGGCTAATACTATTGATCAAGCCTTTATCAAGCAGTTTGAAACTGAAGTACATATGGCGTATCAGCGTATGGGTTCCAAATTGCGGAACACTGTGCGTACGACAAATGTCACAGGTTCAACTGCTCGTTTCCAAGTAATTGGAAAAGGCGCTGCAAATACTAAATCTCGCAATGGTGATGTAACAGCAATGGAGCTTGTGCACACTAATGTTGAAGCTACTATGGCTGACTTCTACGCGCCAGAGTACATTGACAAGCTGGACGAGTTAAAGATTAACATCAACGAGCGTCAAGCTGTAGCGCAATCTGCTGCTGCTGCTCTTGGTCGTAAGACTGATGAGATCTTGATTACAGCAATGGACGCGGGCGCTAACAGCACTCAGATCCATGACACTGGCTCTGCTCTTGAAAAAGCTGACCTGTTGACTTTGTTCTCAACATTTGGCGCAGAAGATGTTCCAGAAGATGGACAGCGCTACTTGGCAATGTCTCCTGCTGGTTTTGCTGACTTGTTTGCAATTAACGAGTATGCAAGTTCAGACTATGTTGGGCCTCAAAATCTGCCATTTGCTGGTGGCATGACAATGAAAGAGTTCTTAGGATTTAAGATCTTCTCAACGTCTGCTGTAGCTGGTGGCAAGAACTTTGCATATCACACTTCAGCGGTTGGACTTGGCGTTAATGCTGATGTTCAAACTGAAGTAAACTATGTTGCACAGAAGGTTTCACACCTTGCAACATCAATGATGTCTATGGGCGCTGTCGTTATTGATGACGATGCTGTCTTTGAAGTTCTTGATAACAACTAAAAGGATGGGGGCTTCGGCCCCCAAACCGCTATGCCAACAATAGCAAATACACCACTATTAATTTGTTCGAGAGCATCTCTGCTAATTGGCGGTGATGCTATTTCTTCATTTACTGACTCTACTGCTGAAGCAACGGTAGCTAACTCTGTATATGAAGATATTGCTCAAGGTCTTTTGACTAGCACAAGGTGGCGATTTGCATCTAAGCAAGCGCAGCTTAGTCGGAATAGCACTGCACCTTTAACAAGGTGGGATGCATCTTATGCGCTTCCAACTGATTCCCTAATGATTTCAACTATTACAATTCAAGATCTGCCTATTGATTATGATATTTATGAAGGCAATGCATTTTGCAATGCTACTACAACTGATACTGTAATTGCTGATTATATCTTTAGGGCTGATGAGGACAATTGGCCTTCTTATTTTATTACTGGCGTTGAGCTATCTGTTGCCTCAATGCTTGCTATGTCTGTCGCAAGAGATGCGTCAATGTCTGTTGCTTTTGAGCAGAAAGCAGAACGTCAACTTGCAAAAGCGCGCAATTTAGACTCACAGCAACAAACAACAAGAAAGCTAAATACATCGAGGTTTATTGCTGAAAGGCGCAGTTAATGCAGAAAGTAAGAGTTCCAATTAACAGCTTTCAGTATGGAGAAATTAGTGACTCATTAATAATGAGAACTGATTCACCTGTTTACGCTCAGTCTGCTCAACGATTGGAAAATCTAATTGTTATGGGCGAAGGTGCTGTAAAAAAACGAACAGGCTTAAAGCATATCTATGACTACGGTTTAACTGGTAGTTCTTCTGATAATCAATCTCATTTATTTAAATTTATTTTTGATGACAAC